TTATAATCCGATTCTCCTTAACGCCTGATCCAGATCAGCAATAATGTCCTCCGGTTCTTCAAGGCCTACAGAGAAACGGATAAAACCTCTTCTGAATTTTTCAGGATACATATTTATACGCTCATCATAGCTCGGTTGCGGAAAGATAAGGCTCTCGTCATGTCCAAGAGATACAGCGAAGGTGACTACCTTCAGAGCAGCGCAGAATCTCTCCACCGCTTTGTCATCCGCTTTTATGCCAAATGAGATAACACCTCCATACCCATTCCTCATTTGACGCTTTGCCAGCTCGTGTCCCGGATTGCTCGGAAGTCCCGGGTAGGAAACAAAAGTGACATTCTCTCTCTGCTCCAGCCATTCAGCGATCTTCTGTGATGATTCATTGATCTGCTTCATTCGAAGCGGAAAAGTAACAGAACCACGGAATATCTGCCATGCATTGAACGGACTTATGACAGAGCCCACATTTACCTGTGCTTCGTAACGGATGCGGTCCATTGTCTCCAGATCATTGGATATGATCGCACCTCCCTGGGCATCCCCATGGCCGTTGATAAACTTTGTAAGCGCCTCCACAACAAAATCCGCTCCATGCCCCAGCGGTTTCTGGTTAAAAGGAGATGCAAACGTATTATCGACCGATACAACGGCTCCGTTCTCATGTGCAATCTTTGCGATAGCCTCTATGTCAGTAACACCATTCGTAGGATTATCCGGCGTTTCTATGTGAACAAGTCTTGTACCGGGAGTGATGGCCTTTTGCACAGCATCCAGATCTGTCATATCAACCATTACGGTATCCACACCAAATTTATTATTGAAAAGTTCATGGAACATGCGATAGACAGCCATATAGCTGACATTTGGATAAACCACCCTGTCGCCGGTTTTTAACAGCGTCCAAAACAGGGCATGAAGTGCCGCCACACCGCTTGCCAAAACGATAGCGTCATCCGCTTCATGCATAGCAGCAATCTTCTCTTCCAGCCAATGTTGGTTCGGATTGCCGTTCCGCGAATACATCAGAAGATCAGTAGATGAATAATTCACCTGTGATAGGTCATCCGGCAGCTTGTAGCTGTTTGCCATATGAAGCGGTCTTCTTACTGCTCCTGTTCCTTCATCGTAATCCGTTCCGGTATGTATTGCCTGCGTTGCAATTCCGTATCCCTTGTATTTATTCTCTTTCTTTGCCATGATATGACACTCCTTTTTAAGAATATTCTTTAGTGATGCCAACCGGAATTGAACCGGTATAGAAGGTGTATGAGACCCTGCTCTTCCCTTGAGCTATGGCATCATTTAATAAAAAATGCGGAAGACTCTTTTGAATCCTCCGCAACAAAAATTTCAGAATGATAAACAATCCTACAATCTTTCAGTCATCTCTCTGTAATCCATACGGAAAATTCGCACAACAACAGTAGCACATGCAACAACACATGTGCATCATGCTCATATTCACGATAGACTTAAAGTATTTCTGCATGATTTTCTCTCTTGATTATATTTACCTACTATTTTGGTAGGATTTTATTATAACATCTTCGTACGTAGAATTCAAGACTCATTCACGCTATTCAACCTATTCAACCTATTCAACCTAAAACACCCAAACGAAAGCCGGTCAGATCTCTCCAACCGGCTCCGCCGCTTACCCTTCTATGAACTTTATTACTTCATCCGGAAGTTTCCACTGAATCACAATATGCTTCGGATCATATATCAGAATCCTATCAATGAACACATCCGCTATCTCTTTGGTCAGCTCCTGTTCCCCGGAATACTTCTTCATCGTGGCAACCGCTTCACGCACGCCATCATCGGCAGCCGCTTCACTCTCATGAAGCTTTGCGGTAACCTCAGCTATCTGCTGATCCAGACATTCTGTCTTCCGCGTCAGTTCCTGCCGTACTCTCAGGTAATCATCCTTTTCCAATTCTCCGGCCATAAACCTGTCAACATTAGCGAACCGCTCCGTTTCACACTTCTCTTTATCTTTCTGAAGCTTCTCAAGTTTTTTGGCCAACTTCAGATTTTCGCTCTGATTCTTATCTGTACGCTTCTTCAGTTTCTTTGTAACCGCCTCTGCCATATCCATAAGGTTCCTGATCGAATGCCAGACCATTTCATTTACATCTGCTTCACGGCAGTATTTCTTACAGCACTGTCCAGCTTTCTGGTGCTTAGCATGGGGACAAAGGATATAGCTGTATTCCCTGCCCTTCGCAACATATGCCCGGAAGTTCATCGACCTCCCACAGGTTCCGCAGATAGCTTTCCCCACAAGAGGACGTTCCTTACTGTAACACCTGTCATCCTTCTTCGGGTACTGCTTTCTGAATCTCTTCTGAACTTCCAGAAACTCTTCCTTCGTGACGATTCCCGGATGACAATTCTCAACCATGATCTGCTCATCCTCGGGTACCGAAACTGTATGTGAACTGCACGGTGCTATCGCCTCACGCTTATGTCCCACAACCGCTCCATAATAAACCCTGTTCTGAAGGATCTTATTCACAGAGTAAATATTCCAACAGCTTAACTTCGATGTATTGGCAAACTTCTTCGTCCCCGGATTCGTCCTCCGATAATATGCCGCCGGAGTATCATATCCCTTGTCATTAAGCTGAGCGGCTATATCCACGGTCCTCATTCCATCCAGGGCGGCATCGTATATCTCCCTGACAACCTCAGCTGCCTCCGGATCTATCTCGATCCTGTGCTTGTCATCCTTACAGCGTCTGTATCCATAAGGAACATGGCCGCCAATATAAAGGCCTCGCTTCATCTTGGCGCGTTTCGCTGTCATAACCTTTACCGACAGATCTTTGCTGTAATAGTCATAAACGATATTTTTCATGACCACATCCAGACCGCCGGTAGTACCCTTGTAATCCAGACTGTCATAATGGTCGTTGATGGAAATGAACCGCACCCCCATAAAGGGGAATATCCGTTCCAGATAATCCCCCAGTTCGATGTAGTCACGTCCGAAGCGGGAAAAATCCTTTACAATGACGCAGTTGATCTTCCCCTTCTTGATCTGCTCAATCAGCTTTTCAAAGGATGGCCTGTCAAAATTCGTGCCGGAGAACCCATCGTCAAAAAACTCATACTGTTCGCAGTCCTTCAGTTCCTCATGTTCATTGACGAAATTCTGGATCAGAGCCTTCTGGTGCGACACGCTCTCGCTTTCCGTCTTGCCTTCCTTCTTCATCAGATCCCGGTCAGCATCGGACAGGCGGATGTATTTTCCAATAACCCACTTACTCATCCGAATCCCCCTTCATCATTTCTCTGATGATCCGCTCCATGACCTTCTTCTGTTCTCCAAAATTCAGTTCCACCTCAACACGCTTTTCCTCATAGATCTTCACTGCCTTGATAAGATGCTTCACAAGTTCCGAATCCACCTCTGTCTTATCTTCAGCTTCACGCATGGCGGAAAGCCATTTGTTATCCAGTGTCAGCACTTCATCTAGCTGCTTCTTCTTCGCCCTCGCCTCAGAAAGCCTCTTTCCAAGTTCTGCCGCCTCATCATCATATTTCTGTTTGGCGAACCGGTATTCAGCCTCATCCAAAACGCCCTCCGTAAAGCTTTCAAACAAATGCTCCCGCCTGCCGTTCACCTTCTTCAGTTCCTGAGAGATATAATTGATCTGTCCAACATACTTATCAATCAGGCTTTTCTCCTTCATCGATCCTCGCATCTGTTTCAGCAGTTTTTCCTGATCAAGAGCTGCCGTTACCTGTCCCTGGATAACTGCAATCACAGCCGCTTCCACATCAGAGTATCGAATCATCCTCCTTGAACAGTTCCTGTATCCGCTGTCGAGATAACCGCCGCAGACATAATAGGAATGTGCCTGGTCCATAGGAATATGCTTCTGATTCGCCTTTACAAACCTCATCCTCTTCCCACAATCACCACAGTAAATCCTTCCCTTGAAATGATTTATGATCTGTTCCCTGAGAGGAGCATGCTTATCCATTTTTTCCTTCATTTCCTTTGCTCGTTCATCGAACAAAGCCTGTACCTTGTCATATAGTTCCCGGCTGACAATCGCCTCATGCGCATCCGGTATTATCCTCCATTCATCAGGTTTTGCCCTATGGCACTTGATTCCCTGATATAAGGATTTCGGCATCCTCCCATATACCAGTTCCCCGGTATATGTAGAGTTTTTCATGATGTCGATGATCGTCCTTCCATGCCAGATGGTATGCTTATATTTCTCCGCATGCCAGATACCTAGTTCAACCTTACGCTTTGCCGGCGTAACGGCACCCATATCATTAAGCCGCCTGCAGATCTCGCTATGTGAAACTCCTGCTGCCTTCCACTCAAAGATCATCCTCACATATGGAGCAACTTTTTCATCCACTTCATAGCGATATGCCCTGGTCTTTGACTTCACATAGCCATAAGGCGGAAATGCCGGCAAGTACTCGCCCTTTTCCTGCCTCGCCCTGAAGGATGTAATGATCTTCCTCGAAACGTCCTTTGCGTACACATCATTCATCATATTTTTCAGCGGGATCATCAGCGCCCCTTCCGCGTCATCTGAAGTCAGGCTGTCATACCCGTCAGTGATTGATATGAACCGCACACCCAGGAACGGAAAAATCTTTTCCAGATACTGTCCCGCTTCTATGTAGTCACGTCCGAAACGGCTCAGGTCCTTTACCAGAATGCACTGAACTTTTCCGCTCTTAACATCCTCGATCATTCGCTGAAACTCAGGCCTGTCAAAGTGAGTACCCTTCTTCCCATTATCCTCATAAATATCGAAAAGCTTCAGATCCGGATGCTCGGCAATGTACTCCTTGCAGATACTCGTCTGGTTTTCAATGGAATCCCCATCATCATCCTTTCCGCTGTTCTCAATGGAAAGCCTCACATAAACCGCCGTTTTGTAATAGCTGCTCTCAATCACCGATGATGCGGCTGTTGTTTCAATATTCTTCCTGCTTTTTCTTGCCATGCCGCACCTCCTATACCGCCTGCCTGCTGTAATCTTCCAGCATCTTTACAACCTTTTCCGCTTCATCAGCGTGGCGAAATACAACCTCTGCCCTGCCGCCTTCAAACACATTGACCTGCTTGATCAGATCCACAACCATGCTTCTGTTCATGGAAGTAATGTTACGGTACTTTTTGAATGTTTCCATCCATGATAGAGAATCCCGGTTCCTGCTGACTGCCTGTTCCCTTTCATCTTCAATCGCCCGGATAGCAGCCTCCGCTTCCGCAATCTTCGCAGCATAGCTTTTCTTGAACAGGAAATATTCATCCTGCCCGATCAGGCCTTCCTGCAGGTTCTCATACAGTTTCAGCTTGAAGGACTTGTTTCTCTCGATTTCCTCCTTCAGCCTGACCACCTGTGCGTCATAATTAAAAACATTTGCCTGCTTCTCCGGAAGGGAAGCCACTATATCAAGCATCTTCTCCATTTCACAGACAGAATCAATCTGCTTTGACACCATCTGCAGAACCACATCCGTAAGCTTTTCTTCCGATATGGAATGCGTACTGCATCCTTTTCCGGCTTTCCTTGTGGAACAGATGAAATAGGAATATGCCTTGCCGCCGGAATTATAGGATTTTCTGACCATGTTCTGACCGCAATCAGCACATTTTACAAAGCCGGAAAGCGGATATACCACATCTTCTTCCGGAGCAATGCGGATATCTTTCGCAAGGATCATCTGAACAGAGTCAAACATATCCCTGTCTATGATCACAGGAATAACTCCCTCAACCCGGATCCAATCCGCTTCATCCCTTGGCAATATCTTTTTGATCTTATAATTTGGTGTGCCGACTTTGCCCTGTACCAAAACGCCGGTATATATTTCGTTGGCCAGGATCCTTGTCACTGTCTTGGATGACCACAATGCTTTCTTGTGTACCCTGAAGTTCGTCTGAACCTTCATTCCAAGAGAAAGCTTATATTCCATCGGACATAACACGCCCTGCATGTTCAACTTATTTGCAATACGCCCCTGGCTCATTCCCTGTATCTTCCATTTGAAGATTGCCCGGACGATCTCTGACGCATATGTGTCCACCACAAGCTTATTGTGATCCTCTTCATCCTTCAGATACCCATATGCGGCAAATGCGCCTATGAACTGTCCCTTTTTCCTCTTGATCTCCAACTGTGATCTGATCTTTACCGAAATATCTTTGCAGTATGCGTCATTGATCAGGTTCTTGAACGGAATGATCAGAGAATCCGACTGGTTCCTGTCCAGGCTGTCATAATTGTCATTGATTGCAATAAAACGCACACCGAGAAAAGGAAATACCCTCTCGATGTAATTGCCTGCTTCTATATAGTTTCTTCCAAAACGGGAAAGGTCTTTGACCACCACACAGTTTATCTTCCCGGAACGGATGTCTTCCATCATTTCCTGAAACGCCGGTCTGTCAAAGTTGACACCAGAGTATCCGTCATCGGTTTTCTCTGAAACCGCATGGATCTCCGGATGTTTCGACAGAAAATCCCTGATAAGGGCTTTCTGATTGATTATGCTGTCACTTTCCAGCTTATCGCCGTCATCACGCGACAGTCTTGCATAAATACATGCGTTATATGAATTGAGTTTACCCATAATGCTCTGCTCCTTTCGACTTGATTGCTCCTGTCGAAAAAGCCGCATAATGGCGGAAAAGATTTCGTCCTAAAAAATCCCGACCTGAGCCTATCTTAACGCAACCCTTCTACAGATTCCATGACGTTCTGACGGATGGCGGTCATCTGTTTCTCAGATAGTGTTCCATCCTGTCTTCCAATGTTTCATCTGTATCTGAAAAAGTAGCCTTCACGATGATGTCCCCGCATTTATAGACATACGGATTCTTGATCTGCCGGATAAAACTTTTGATGCGTTCTTCCTTCGGCAGCGTCCTGTCTATATGCACATCTCTGATATCCACAAGCGTATCCGGATCTACTGTTCTGATATCCACCGCTTTCATCTCTTCCAAAGTCATCATTTCTATGCCCGTCCTTTCTGAGGACTCTTTCCTCATGTCACAGGCAACGAAAAGATGCCGAATTTTACCCTCCAACGAAAAAAAAGCCTGCGGAACATCAGGATTTCTCCCAACGCCCGCAGGCTCGATAACGATTCGTTATTCAGTTTATACTCTCCGGCAGTAGTCAAGGCTCAACCAGCCTATTCCGCTTTTCAATTTTCCCCACATAGAAGCACCTGCTCCTTCTGATACCGCCACTATGGTATAAACACCCGGAGGACAGAACTGGACACGGCTGTGATTAACTCCAGGCCCCGTCCGTATATTCAGATCCGAAATACTAACCTTCACCAAAAACGGTACCTTCACCGCCGGCTCCGCTGCTTTCGGCTCATACACCACTTTGCCATCCGCATCGAACACCTTATACCCCGGATTCTGATCCACACATTTCTTCGCATTGTCCAGGATCTTATAAGCTCCCTTCTG